AATGTTTTACTCATCGGATCAAGTCCTCCTCCTCTTGTATTTGCTCAACGCTCATTGCGCCAATGCGGTTTAGGATTTCATAAACTTGCGCACGCTCTAATGCAGATCCACGCAAGAAATCGTCAATATCAAATCTGACCTCAACACCATTAGGCACAAAATCAGCCATTGACAATCTTTGCTCTATCGGCGTAAGGATATTTCTCAAACTGAAATCGATAAGGGCTTTTCTTTCCATAACAGTCGTGCTATAAGTTTGACTTGTTAATTCAGCAGATACAAATGATGCCGGAATGCCAACTGCGCGAGCAATCTCAGTTGCAAGATATTGTCTTGCTTCATTTAATTGTAATTTAGCCGGATCAAAACCCAATGCTTGTAATTCAACATCTGCATTTAGAAATGCAGTTGATCTAGTTGCTCGACTTGCTTTCCAACTTTCAAGTAATCTTGTAATTCTTTCTGGGGTAAGATTTGTGCCATTTGACTTAAGCACCATTGTAGGAACTGGCTCTTTTGCATAAAGTTCAGCTGCTGCTTCTAATGCTTGTGCAGCTTTAATTGTTCGACCAGCACGATTTAACACACCTTCATCTAATCCGTTAAATACGATTAAACTTCCAATGCCGTATAACGGAACTTCTGCACCATCAACTCTATAAAATAAAATTTCAGTTTGATTTGCATTTAATTGGTAAGTAACGCGTTCTGGCGATACTCTTGTCCATGCGCGAACTCTTGCGCCATCACTTTCGGAATAACTATCTAATACTTGACCATAAGCAAAACCATGAAATAATAAATCCTCTGCAATCCAAGCATAAGTTGCAGATCCTGCAATTCTTGTATCTGGTTGCATTAAAGATCTTGTTGGTCGCAAATGTTCTTTTGTAAAATGATTGTAAGTTTCAATTGGTAATGATCCGACTGTTGAGCAAATTATGTTTCTTGCTCTTGCACATGCTGGAACTGACATTGCTTGTTCGCGTGTTGCGGTTTGTGTTCCGTAAAACATGCCACCAAGAGCTGCTTGAATGTTGTATGGCGCGTAAGATGCAGTTACATCTGCCGTTGGTGTAATTGTCTTGTTTGTGATAAAACGATCTAATAATCCCATTAGCACATAATATACCATATAACCTAATTATCCGATTTGTATGTCAATTTCCGTTTCAGGTTGTGTCGCAAAATAAGTTACTAAAGCGGTTGCAACGCTGGCACAAACTGCAACCCGACTTGCTCGCCTTCCAATAATCCAAGATCCATCACCATAAGGCAATTTTGCAGCTGACAAGGTTTGCTGTGTTAATTCCTCGTTCCCCGAATGTTGCAAGCGATGACTGTTTATTGCTCCAAGCCAACGATCACAACTTTCTGCATAGATAGCACCATCCATGTCAGTTACTTGAATGCCGGCAGGAACTAGCCTTGATGCAACTGCCTGACTTGTCCTTTTGCTGTAAGCGACAGTTTGCGTGTTGTATTTCCTGACATAAGGCGCAATGTCATTGGCAACTGCTAGATCGTTCAAGCTGTAATCATTTGACCAAGTATGAAGCAATTGCACATAAAATCTTTCACCCGATAATCTTTGAGCAGCAACTAATGCGCCAAATTTTCTATCAGGCGACAAATCAAGTCCAAGCCAAGTAGGTTGTTCAGGATCTAGCGGTATTGCATCTATCTGACACATTGCCCACTTTTGTGGATCAATTGCGCTGTTTATTGTATCAACCCACTGGGTGAGCAACTCGGTTCGGACAATATCTGGTGGATCATTGATTGCAGCTTTAATGTTATCTGGGTGAATTGTAATTCCTAAAGATGGGTTGGCTTGAGCAAATGCAGACCAGTTAATATCGCCTGACGGAAGGTTGATCGGCGCATCTGGTTCGGCACTCCACTCAAACCACCCAATCGGGTCATTGGTTGTAGCTGATGCCAATGCCCTCTCACGCAATTTGTTTAAGATAACTGAATGTTGATCCCCTGCTGATGAATAAACCCATACTTGCGGATTTTTTGCACTCATCATTGAGTAACGCATTGATGACCAAGCATCCTCATCTTTGTATTCTCGCAACTCATCCATGTGAATTGTTTCGGGTTTGCTTAAACCTCTAGCTGCATTGTTAGCAGCCTTGACAACAAACCGCCTATTGCCAAATAACTCTATTTCCTCCGCGCCATGTTGCCACCTAATTTTCTTTACTTCCTTTTCAAGTGCCGGATGTGTTTCAATTAAGCCAACAATCTGTCTAAATGTTTCAAGTGATGTGGTAAGTCTGTGAGCTGATGCAAGTTGTAATCCTTCGCCCCACACAAACATGCCGGTCAAGATACGCAACATCATAAATGTAGATTTTCCGTTTTGCCTACTGAGCAGTAACCCAACCTCATTTGTAGCCCAGCGATTATCCTCTTTTACTTTGTGAGCATGAATTGCAACAAACTTTTGCCAATTCATCAGCTGTATGCCAAGTTCAGTTGCAAAATCAATCATCTCTTGACCTTTAGACGGCAAATCATTGAGTTTTGAGCAAATACGCGGTGTTTGAACACCTCCTAATGTCGATTGAGCGTGATCTAGGCTTATCTCACCCGTTTGTAAATCAATCAATTCGATCCAGTCTGATCGTGGCTGATCGAGGTGTTTTGTGGGTTAGAAAAGGAACGGGGGGTCGGTGGTGTCGGTGCGCTCACAAAAAAACGCCCCCCCTTGCTTAAATTACATCTTCTGCATGATGCAACTAAATTATCATCACTATCAAGTCCACCTAATCGTCTAGGTATCACATGATCTACTGTTGTAGCTTCTTGATTACAGTATTGGCAGATGAACTGATCCCTACGCAAGATCCTAGAGCGTATCTGTCGCCATCTATGGGTTGATCCAGTAGATCGTAGAGCTGACTTACTCATTAATACCAACCTTTAATCTTATGATGTTGTAATGCATTGCATGGATTATCGTATCGCTCTTTAATATATTTGAGTTGCCAATCAATCTGTTTGTATCCATCAACTGTACTTAACCATTTAGATCTACCTTGAGGAATACCATAATGACTACCATTTTTGGCTTTTGGATTCCATCTTGATTCTTTGTAATTTAATTCATCTAAACAGTAAAACTGATCTAAGTTGTTTAACTGAATAAAAGCCCATTGTCTATAATGGTTCACTTTATGTACTTGAGCGGAATGTGCTTTTTCAAAGCCTGAAATGTTGGCTAAACATAGAGCGATCCCAATTAGCGAGCACCTTGCGAACCTCCCCCATCGGGGTTCGCCTTTTGGCTTTGAGAGCCAATGCTCTTTATAGCGTATCATATTGCTCCAAATCTGACGGCGTGTCTTGCGTAAATGCAAACAATTTTGAAATCATCTAATTCAAGCCAAGTTTCATCCCAGCCATTCATATTGACATCCACCCTTCGTATTGTGCATCAGGATTATCGAGCAGCCATTGCTCACGCAATTGGTTTTGATAAGCCCAATTGATGTTGTGTGTCATTTCGTCATGATCAGCGCACATGTATGGCACTCCTTATCTACAAACATCCATGATCCGCATTTGGTGCAGCGGATTACAGCTTCATCAGTATCAATTTGTTCAGCCATGTTTTTTGTGCCAACAGCACAACATTTAAGGCATTGAAAGACCCTAAAACCTTCCGCATCTGGGTATCCATCAAGCCATATGAATTCGGTATTGGCTGAGCAAAAGTTGCAACGGAATTTAACCATCTTTTCCCGCCCAACCAGTTCCTTTAAGTATGAATGGCACAGCTGTATAAATCCTTCGCATCTCTGCGCCACATACTTGACATTTAGGAGTTTTATGATCCATTGGTAGATCCATTACAATCACTTCCCCTTCACCGGGACATTCATAATCGTAATTAGGCATGGTAAGGAATCCTGTTAATTGCGTGGCAGTTATAGCACCGAAGCAGATCGCCCTCATGAAGTAATCTGTCATCGTTGCATAAGTCGCAATAAGTCGTTGATGGCTCTACTTTAATTCCGTCATCCGTAAAGGTTGCAGTTAAGCCAGAGCCGTCAATGATTTGTAATTCACCCATTTATTCACCTCCTTCAAAATACCATTTTCCATTAGCTGTAAGTTTTGCCCATTTAGGCGCACATTCTTTTGCTTTGCAAACATATCCATAATAAGGCTTACCTCCTTTTGAGATTCCTTCTTTCAAGATATGACCATGCTGACACGCAGGTGGCTCATTAGGTATCGATGCACCAATCTCAGCAACTACATCACCAACAGACCATGCAACTGGCTCTTTAGATTTATCAGCTTCAAAACTATCTCTTAGGATTGTTTCAATCTGTGCTGACTTGCTGCCGGATTTGCCATACATATTTTGGCGGCTTTCTAGCTTCTCCTTAAATGTAGGATTGGCTTCAACTTTTTTCATGTCATCCTTGGTTGCAGTTTTGTCAGAGCCTTTTAGTAGAATAATTGCTCGACCCAATGCACTTGTTGCAGTATCCTCGACATAAAACTTTTTCATGTTTTGGATATAAGTTTCTCTAGATCCAAATGCCACATTCGATACAGCAGGTGCAGCATCTTTACTATCTCGCCAAAGTGTTGCTTGGATCAAGATATAACCCTTTTCAGGATCTGCGCTTATGACTGATATGTCAGATCTACCCATTGGATAATTGGCAATAAACCATTTGTTAAGTGTTGCCACATCCTCATAATCCTCAAGATTAAATGCCATTATTAATCCTCCCAGTTTTCGTCTTGGACGGCATCAAGTACAGTCTTATAGACAGATCCATAGGCAATGAAGTCTTTGATACTGTCGTAATGATCTGGGGTTTCACTAAGCCGAGAAACCTTGACCAATGCCATACATAGTGCAGCTTGGTGTGGTGTGATAGGGAAATCGAGATAGGCAGACCAAAGACCTGCAATTCGTTTGTGGTTATAGTATGGATGTCCATAGACACTTCCACGCTGTTGGATCGTACTAATGACTTCATCTAGCAGCTGCTCAGTTTTTGTCATAATCAAAAACTTCGTCAGACTTTGATTTAATTTCAGTCATTCTGCGGTGCATGTTCCAACCATCAGCACGACCTTTCCAATAACCATTCTGGAAAGCGGTATCTCGGATTTCATAAACAATCCAAGCTACTATTGTCAAAACCACAATTGACCACATTACTAAATAACCGAAATCTTTTACTTCGTTGTACAGATTCATTTTGTTGCCCACTCCCTTATTGTTTTAGGCATCGCAACCGGATTTCGGTCATCGATTACTGTATATCGTGCTCCTGACGGATGAATTGATGGTGCGGTTGCAACATAACCCTTCCACTTAATATCTATGCCATCAACTAACTTGCCTCTAAATACATCAGATTTTGTAGCTGTGTAATAAAGGTGCAAGCCATCACCGGTTTGAACTGTATAGGTTGGCTCAAACTCTGGCAGTAATTGACCACCATTGCGATAATCAATATCAAACACAACTAAGCCTGACTGATAACAGGCAATGCCGATATTGATGCTTTGATCGTAGTCAAACCAGAAGTTAATTAGTTTGCTGTCTGTTGTAGCTGACAAATAAGCCCGTTGGGCTAAATCAAAATGCGGATCTTTTTTGTTTGGCAGTAAAGGCAATACAGCCCATCCTTTATCTGCATAATCTAAAGCAGCTTGTCTGCTGCCTATATCTAGTTTCATGTCGCTCCCTACATATCCACAGACCATCTGTGAATACATAAAGTTTGACCTAAATCAAGTCTTTTATCTACCTGACTTACGGCGTGTTTTATAACGATTAGATAACGCCAAGATCCTCAAATTCATCGATATGAGTATCAATCGTGCGCTCGATATAGTCTGTTTCACGCCCCATATGACTTTCCAAGAGCTGTAAAACTGCCATCTTTGTTTATTGGGATCATCTGTACATTCATATTCTTGCCATCCCAATCCATTATGACAATGCCCATTTGCCAGTTGGCGAGTCCTTTTGTGTAAGAAGCCTTTGCTCGGTTCATGAGATTGCCGGTTTCTACTCCGTAAAGGGGTCTATAAGCCCCGTAGAGCCCCTCTGAATAGGCTGACATACCTAGTCTATGGGTATGACCACAAACCACGCTCTTTCCTGCCTTTTTGGCAAGATTTAGGGCAGTCTGTCCAGCATTGGGATTCATGTTGCCTTCATCGCCATGAGCCAAGATCCAGCCCTTTTCAAATTCGTAAAATGTCTTATGAAAAGTTATGCCCATGGAATCGAAATCCATAAATTTTGCGTACTGCAATTCGGGAAGGCTGATAAGCCCCGGAACTTTTAATAAAGTGTTATATAGGCGATCAGTATGATTACTGCGGATAATATGAGCTTCTCGGCTGTGCTCTGTGAGAGCCCAAAGAATCTCTTGAGTAGCAGAACGATCATCATCCAAAGTTTGTTGATAAGCCAAAGGTGTTTTTTCAGCCCATCGACTAATTGTCTGGAAATCGATTTCATCGCCAACACAAAGAACACTATCGAACCTCTCCCGTTTTGCTAACTTAATTACATTTTTTACAGCTGTTTCATGGTGGTATGGGATCTGTAGATCCGAAATAACCAAGTATCGCTTAATCGTCATCCTCATCGTCAGTTGGATCTATGGATGGGATGATCCCACCATCGCCCACAATCCAATCAGGAAAAGTCTTATGTTCAGTCATCAACCAAAAAGCGTGCTCCGGTGTGAATCCGGCTTTTCTAGCTGCTTTATAGCATTCGTGTAGAGCCATGTAATGTTGGTCGATCTTTGTTAATGGCTCAGGAGTTTGGCGAACGACTCGACGATTGATCTTTTTGCGTTTGATAGGTTTTCGTGTGTTCGCCATAAGTAAAGGCTACTTGCTCGAAGTAATAATTCTTAGGATTTCCTCTTGGCGTGTTTCTATTCTTGCCAAGCGATCAGCAAGAGATGAACCACCATTAGGAGTTAAAGTCCAAAGCCATCCTTTAATAAGATAACGCAGACCCGTAAAGAAACCGACCAATACGGCGGTTATGCCGGCTGCGAAGCCAGCCCATTCTGCCAGTGTCATTTTTTAGACGAACCAATTCCGTATGCTCCCTCTTTTGGATCTAACCACTTTATAACTGGTGCAACGACCGCACCTAATAGCACAGCATATTCAGGTTTAACATCTCCAGCAATAGCGAGTGCAACAGTAATTCCAGATGCAGCCACAGCTCTTAAATATGACTTAATTGCTGCCTTATGTTTTTTGCTTAGTTTCATGAATTGCCTCCTAGTAGTGGGATGTTAAAGAAATCGCCTTTTTGATTTGGATGGAATGAAATATGAATGTGCTTTGTATGCGGATTAATGCCCTTATATTTACGCCAACGCCAGTTTAATAGTTTGCTGGCAATATGATGATTGTGAATAACATATTTGATCCGCTTATCTGTTTTGCCAGCAATGCGTATTTGGTCAGCAAGATAGGCAGATATTCCCTCAGCTGCACCAAGATCCGCTGTAATATCAATAGCACAAACTTCACCCGATTTTAATGGGTTATGGTCTGAAACCTTAGATCGCATTTGATGCTGCGCCGAGGCTATCCAACCATCTGATTTTCTAGATCTATCAGGAAAACAATCATCAATTTGCTCCCGCAATTGAATAGCTGCTTTTGATAGATAAGGCTTCATTACATTAAGCGGTTGGTTTTACCAAAGATGCTGGGGCTGGCAATAATGCTTCAATCTCTGCCTCAGTTAATCCTAACTTTTCGTAAGCGGAAATTTTGGTTTGGCGTAATGCTTCTGCCTCAATTTTTGCTTTTTCTTTTGCTAATCTAGCATCAGCCCATTGAGCAATAGTTGCTTCATATTCATCAGCGGATAATTCAGTATAACCTGCTTCATCATCGCCAACGCGTAATGTTAAATTTTCGGCTTTAAGAATTTCTATCATTTCTTTTTTAGTTGTCATTATGATTTATTAACTCCAAACACAGTAATTGTTCCAGTAATGTTTGCACTTGAGGATTTCAATAAAAATCCAGTATAAAGTCTGGCTGTAAAAGCATTACCAGCAAATATTTCCGCAGTAATTTTATTTGAATTTATCATTGCACCATTGATTAATGCTCTTTCACTTGTATTTCCAACATTATTTAAATAGAGTTGGGCTGATACTGTATCTGCACTATCACCTGAATTGTCGGACAATAACCATTGAGCAGCATTATTTGATCCTTGGAATGTCAAACTTGTAGCAGTATAATTTGCATAATAATTTGCCATGTAATAAGCAGCAGATTGTGTTGTAGGACCAGCATATCTTAACTGCATGTGTAAATCATCTCCAGCACTTGCTGAATAAATCTGTTCTATATTGATAAAATATGTTTCATAAGATGAAGTAAATACATCATCAAAAGTTGTTCCAGTATTTGCAACATTAGAAAATGACGCTCTTTTAATAAAAGTCATTCCACCGCCACCGCCGGCTGCAGTTGCCCATTTAACTTTGTATGGCGAAACAGTTGTATCAGCAGTTAATATTTGACCAGTTGTTCCAATTGGCAAATTGTCATAAGTTCCAGAACCAGTTCCAACGACAATATCTCCAGCAGCAGTAATTGTTGTTGCCATGTCATTTGTAATTGTGATTGCACCTGATGTACCGCCACCAGTGATTCCTGTTCCAGCAGATACAGCTGTTATATCACCAACATCATTTGTGATCCATGTAAAGTCCATGTCTGTGTTAGTTGCTTTGGAAAGTATTTGACCAGTTGTGCCACCTTTAAGATCGACCAATGATGTATCAATGGCTGAACCAAGTGTGCGGATAGCAGCTGCGCCATCCTTAACCAGATCTGTGTCGTCCGGTGTTTCCCAATTAAAATTCGTTGTGTTTGCCATATTAGGCTACTGCTCCTATCGCGTTTTCCCATGTTAGTATAGCGGATAAAGTGTTCCATGCCTCTGAGGCTGATACCTGCTCCCATTGCAATGCAACTTGTGAGAACTCAATCGGACTCAAATTTATGGTTAAGAATAATTCGTTAAATCTAGTGCTCCAACGCCAGCCTTCAACATAACCCTCAAATTGACCAGTAGGTGCTATTTGAACAGGCAAATCTGTTATGCGTAATGGCTGACCAATAAAGATTCCAAGTAAGGCATCTCTATCAGCATCATCAATCTCTGAATTGGTTATCGGAAAGGTTATGCGATCAAGCAATGGTCTTGGATAGGCTCGAAGGTCAATATAGCGATCAGCCACAGCTTGAGCATCAGTTGCATCATGAAGCAATGAATTAATGGTTTCGCCCTTATAGCCAAAATTGGCAATTGATGTGGCATCTGTTGCAGTTTTTTGTGATCCAAAATTATTGCCGTAATTTATGTAAATATCATTGCGAACATCAGCGGATCGAACCAAAGTTCTTAAACCTGACCCAATGGCGGTATTGGCTGAAAGATCGGTGTAGCCATTATTGGCAAGGTAATTTTGTCGATGAACTGCATCGGCATATCCAATGCGACCTTGATTGTCTTCATACAAAACGCCAAAGGCTGAATTGGCAATTTGGCTTGCAATGTTGTAAATGGTGTCTGGCTTTGAGGTTCGGTTTTCCATTGTATATTGACCCGGACGATCAATTTCACCAAGTCCGGCATTTTCAGCATTTGCCCAAATTGTAGTTGGATCGTATCCTGACCATGTTTCAGCTGCCGGTACTTCATTCCAATTGTTTAATAATAGATCTGCTAATAAAGCATAAATTTGGTCGCCGTCATCATCTTGAGCAAGAATGCCGTCAGTAATGATTTTAGGCAGTTTAGCCAATGATCCTAAAGCGAGAATTGTGTATGAGTAAGTTTTTGTAATTGATGATGCAGTTGCTACCTCGGTGGTTAAATCAGTTATATTGCCACCAAACAAAGTAATAAATGTTCCGGTGCTATTTTTGACTTGTAATGCTATTCCATCGTTAATTTGCAAATTGTAATTTTCGTCATTTAGTGAAACTAAATTAAATTGTAAATAAGATGGCAATGGTTGCGCATAAATATCATCTCGACCAGATTGGTGAGTAATTTCAGCAATTGCTACATCCGTGTATTCAACTCCATTGACAGTTAATTTCCATTCAGGCGTAAAAACGCTCATTAATCGCCTCTAATGCCGTTATTGTAAAGTTGTGGAACTGATCTCGATGCGCTGTCATTTAGCACTTTAGCAACCGCTCTTGCAGCTGATTCGCTATCAATCGTCGAAACAGATATGTTATAAGTATTGCCACCAGCCTGACCAAATGGAGTTCCAGTAGCAGATAAAGTCGGTGTAGATGAAACATTTGGATTTCCAGCACCATAAGTAAAATTAGATCCGGTAGAACTAGTGCTTCCGATCAATGGTATATTTGGTAATACTGGAATTGCATTATACGCACTAATTAATTTATTAATTAAATTAATAGCGGTTTGGACAGCACTTTCAATTTTGCCAATTACTGTGCCGATTACATCTACAACGCCTCCAGCGACAATGCCAATGAATTTCAAAGCATTTCCCAAAGTGGTCATTAAAATTGGCACAATGTAATCCATAATAAATTTGCCAAATATTTCAAAAGATTCTTTATTATCATCAATCGCTTTTTTGATTGGATCAAAATATGCAGCAAATTCTTGCAATTTAGGAACAACCCTATTGACAATTAAATCAACAAATTTCTCAACAAATGGCAATAATTTATATCCAATTTCTTCCTTGGCTTCCTCGAATGCTTGTTTCAAACGATCTATTCTGCCCTGAAATGTTTCAGCATTTGCAGCTGCTGCCCCACCATAAAGGTTGCTTAATGCTTTTGTAGTTTCGGTAAAATCCATAGTTTTAAGATCAGCTTGACTTAAACCAATTCCAAGACGGGCTAGTCTAGTATCTTGACCCTCATACGCTTTTGATAATGCTTCAACAACTGAACTAAGATCCTTACCAGATCCTTTTGAAACATCAATTGCAAGTGTTAATAATTCCTGAGATTTAGTCGTATCTTTTGTTGATACCGATAATCTTTGGAATGATGCTCTTAAATCATTGTCAGTTATACCTGTGGCTAATTGAGTCTTGCGAATATATTCCTCGGTGGCTTTGATTTGGTCATCAGTAGCCCCTGTGGCACTCTTTAAGGCGTTAGCCAACCTCAACTGTGCCTGTTCATCCTCTATCGCTGATTTGACCCCATCAACGGCTAATTTACCAGCATAAGCGACAGCAGCAGCGGCAGCGACGGCAAATGCAGCAGCAACTTTTTTCCCAAATTCTCCAACCTTTTCACCAAACCCTTGAATTTCATTATCTGCTTTTGCTAAACCTTTTTGAAGGTTATCAATATCTGCAACAATTGAAAGTGTTAAAGCTCTATTACTATTCGCTGCCACTTGACCACTCCTTCACAATGTCAGAAATAATTTCTTCAAATTCCTTTATGATTTCTGGTTGAGATGCTCTAATTGCTGGATAAATAAACCAACCTTTTGAACCCGGACCTTTTGGCATCGGTCCTGACCATCTTGGCATATTTGGAAATCTTTTGCTTCCAAATTCATAACCTCCACCAATTCCCGGTCTATTTCCTGGTGGATCATTTCTAGTATTAAATTGAGTTGTTGCGCCACCTGAAAATTTTTGTGATGCAAAACCAAACTTCAATTCACCTTGTAATGACGATTTTTTTATTTGACCGCCATCAGCAATTCTTTGAGCAACCTTACCTCTGCCAGCAGCAATAGCTCTAATAGAGGACAATTGTTTGCCAACTAATTCTTGTATTTTTCTTTTTGCTTCATCTTTAGCAGTATCATCCATTTTGCGAAAAACTCTAGAGATTTGATTTAATTCTTTTTTGGAAAAGAAAATCGAAGGCTCGGTGCTAACTGCCATTTCTTTTCTCCAATATCTCGATCGCTGTTAATAAATCCTCTGCTTCAACCCATTCGCTCATTGGTATTTGTGTTGCAATTGCAACTTGAACCAATAGCCGACTTAGGCTTCCTTCTGGGTGGCTTTTGGGTCTGCATCACCGACAATTACATCAGCTACAGTTTCCATCCAAATATCCATTGGTTTGATTGGTTTGCTTCCGGCAACTTCACGCTTATGAGCATGATAAGCCAAAAACATAAGATCCCAAATGCCCAGCTTCTCGGATGCTTGTCCAATGACATTTCCTGTCTGCTTTTCCCATTTTGCCCACTCAGGCGGTTGGGCAATATAAGTTGCTTGCTCGCCTGAGTTATATTCAATTGTAATTGGTAGTTTCATTTTGCTCCCGTTGCTAGATTTTAACTAAATGTTTCTACTACTGCGCCCTTTGATACTGTAAAGGTAAAGGAAACAGTTTGTGCATCGACACCTGATCCACCAGCAGTCGGAAACTCAGGCTTTACTGGAAACACAAATTGTGCTCCTGATGCAGCTGTAAGTGTCATGCTGATATCTGTATCTGGTGCTGATTCTGCAGCAGCCCATAGAGCCTCACAAACTGAATTTGCCTTGCCCCAATCTGCCAACATATCCAATTGGAATGTTCCAGAAATGTTTGTGGTCTTGTAAGCCTCGCCATCCATTGTCTGATAGACCTGACGCTCATTAACCTTTGTTAATACTGCGTTTGTCGCTTGTGCTTGAATATCTGTTCCACCTGTGAAAGATAAACCAACATCACGACCGGTAATTACGACTGTTGCCATGATTTCTCCTTATGCTGTTTGTGTGTAGTAGGTAGATACTCGAACATCTGCGATAAGCAGCGTTGATGCACCAACTTGTGAAACTGTCGGTCTTTCAACCGAGCTGACGATATATCCTGCTGGGATAACTGCCAGAACACTCATGATTAATTGCTCGATGTTATCGAGAGATGCAGGATTGCTGTTATAAGCAACTGCAACTGAAATTGTAAAATTGATTTTTGTGTGAATAGTAGATTTGTTAATTGTTTCTAATTCTAAATATGGAGAATCAGGAACTACAACCACAGCTGGTGGAATGACTGACTCTGGAACATAAGAATAAACATTTCCAGCAACACCAGCTAAAGCGGTTGCAAGTGGTGTGCGAATGCTTGAAAGAATTGTGCTTGGCACTATTGAGCCAAACTGTCGGTGTCCATATATGAGCCCAATAAACCGACGCATTTATTAAATAATGATCGACCCATTCTAAATGGTGTTGATGTAAAATCTACGCCTTCGATTTGTCCTCCGCCGGCAAGTCTTGCTTGGAAAACTTCGACTGAAACTGTATAGACGGCTGATTGAACAGCTGCGTTTCCAACATAAGTTGATGCGCTAGAAAAGGTAGCAACTCCGGATGGGATGACATTAGCTTCGAGTATATCGGCGTTAGTGATCGATGCTGAAAAGGTATATTGTCCAAGATTGTCTGCCAAGACAGTTCTTGTGCCGTTGTATGGGCTTCCGCATCCTGTGATGACAATTGATTGTCCTTCGGTAAATTCATGGATTCCTAGTGTAGTGAAAGTGGCGACATTGCTTGTCAGCGACACTTTTCCAATTGGGCTTTTAAATGAAACGAGCATCGGCAAAATTGTTTTTTCGCTTGTGTCTATGATGCCATTCAAATAAGTATCATCATACAAGGCAGATGACACACCAAGCACAGATCTCAACTCGGTAGCTGTGATTATGGTTGGCATGTCATCTCCTTACTCCCTTAATGGATGCCTAGGATCGGGAGCAACCCTAGGCACTCAGTTAAACTAATTTAGTTCTTGTTGAACCAAACTGCGCCACCGGCAATTTTAACTGCTAGTGCGCCATAGCCATAGTAAGCAACAGATACTTGACCAGTTGCTGTAATGTCAGAACGAAGTTGTAGGCGTGGGCTCTCGTACCATGTGAAAGCATCTGGATTTACAACGATCATTGACTGATCTCCAGTTGTGTAGCCATCAAGTGAGCGAGATACATATAAATCCAAGCCAGCAACATTTCCACGAAGTGATTGAGGAGAAACTAATCCACCAGCGTTTTGTGGTTGAGAAGCATTGTAGATTGGGCGACCACCATCGTTATAGCCCATGATATTGCCCCATTGGGTGCTATTAACGATTAAGTTGCGAGCAAATCCTAGTGAGCCAGAATAAACTGTTGCTGCTGCTGCTGAGGTATAACCTAGCAATCCTGCAGCTGTGTTGTCCTGTGCTACTGATGCCAATGAGCATGAGTTTCCTAGAATTGTTGCAGCATATGAATCAGTTGCTTTTGCATAAGCATATTCCATTTGACGAACTAACTCATCAAAGAATGCTGGAGAACTTCTGTCAAGAAGCTCTACGCTAAATGTCTGACCGCCCGCAAATTTTTTGACATCCACCTGAACGAAGCTTGAGGCTTGGTCAGTTGTATCAATTGCTGCGCCTTCTGCCTCTAAACCAACAGTTGGTGCAGTTGTAATCTTAGGAATTTCAAATGTCATTCCTGATGCTGGAAGTACGCCACGAGATAAAGCGTCGATTAATCCACGATCAGCATTTGAAACACCATTGATGATTTCAGTTGATTGTGGAGTTGGAATTAGACCAGCGTTATTTGAAGTTGTGTCAGCAGCCATTACATATTGACGGCTTTCCTCTGAACCTAATGCAGCACGAACTGAATGCTCCAAGTAAGTTGCTTTTGAATTGATTGGTGAGCGTGGCTTTGTATAGGCAACAGACTGAGCTGCCACTACGACCACAGGCTCAGACTTTGCAGCTTCTACCGCTTCGGTTGCGATAGGAGCATCTGAAGTAATATCAGACACTTTGTCCTCCTGTTTTGTTTGATCCTCAGCGGTTGCTTCGGAATTCTCTGGTGTATTTGTTGCAACTACTTTTTCAACTTTTGCTGATGCAATAGCCGGATCAGACACCAAACTGACTTCATGTAAAGAACTTTTTGAGATAACCATTGCGCCATCTTTGTTATCCCATGCATCAACCATTACACCAACAGAAAATCCATCTCTTAATCCTGTCGCTGCTTCCTCAAGTGCATCATCAGCTGCAAAAGTTTTTGCAAGTTTGAATGTGCCCTCTAAACCTTGATCGTTTGCAGTAATGTCAATTAACTTGCCCAATGGGCGTGTTTTGTCATGCTCTAATAGCAATTTAACAGGCTTTGAAAAATCAATGCTGTCTTTAGCAAATATTGTTGCGCCAGCACTGGTATTTCCTTTTTCATTCCAACTTACAATTGTCCCAGATATGGTTCGCTTATTTGTATCGGCAGCGGTTATGGTAATTGGGAAATTAATCTTCATCGGATTAAGTCCTCCTCCTCTTGGATTTGCTCAACGCTCATTGCGCCAATGCGGTTTAGGATTTCATAAACTTGCGCTCGCTCTAAAGCAGATCCACGCAAGAAATCATCAATGTCAAATCGAACTTCAACGCCATTTGGTACAAAATCAGCAGCAGACAATCTTTGCTCTATTGGCGTAATTATGTTTCTCAAGCTGAAATCAATAAGTGCTTTTCTTTCCATAACAGTCGTGCTGTATGTCATGCTAGTAGTTTCAGCTGATAAAAATGATGCTGGAATGCCAACTGCTCTAGCAATTTCAGTTGCAAGGTATTGGCGTGCTTCATTTAATTGTAATTTTTGTGGATCAAAGCCAAGAGCGTTTAATTCAACATCAGCATTTAGAAATGCAGTCGCCCTGGTGTTTCTTGCAACTTTCCATGATTCCAAAAGTTTTGTAATTCGCTCTGGAGTAAGGTTTGTGCCATTTGATTTTAATACCATTGTTGGAACTGGCTCTTTGGCGTATAACTCAGCAGCCTTTTCTAATTCTTGTGCAGCTCTTATTGTGCGACCGGCACGATTAAGCACGCCTTCATCTAATCCGCTAAATACAACTAAAGATCCAATGCCTGATGCTGGAACATGCATCCCATCGACCATGTATGAAGTGATTTCGGTTTGATTTGCATTTAAGTTATAACTAACTCGATCAGGTGCAACTCTTGTCCATGCACGAACTCGACTGTTATCTGATGCAGCATAAGAATCTAATACTTGACCATAAGCAACGCCATGAAATAATAAATCCTCAGCGATCCATGCATATATAGCAGATCCTGCAACTCTTGGATCTGGTTGCATAATTACTCTATTTGGATCTAGATGTTCTTTTGTAAAATGATTATAAGTTTCTAAAGGTAGCGATCCAATTGTTGAGCAAATGATATTTCTTGCTCTTGCAACAGATGGCACAGACATTGCTTGCTCACGAGTTGCGGTTTGTGCTCCATAAAATAATCCGCCAACAGCTGATTGCAAATTGTATGGAGTATTAGCAGCGGCAACATCTACTGTTGGTGCAATTGCGGTATTTGTGATAAATCTATCGAATAATCCCATTAGAGCATAATATACCATAATGCCCGATTTATCCGACTTGTATATCAATCTCCGTTTCGGGTTGTGTCGCAAAATATGTTGCAAGTGCTGAAGCGACAGCTGCACAAACTGCCACTCTGCTTGCACGCCTTCCAATAACCCAACTGCCATCCCCAAACGGCAATTTGGCTGCTGAAAGTGTTTGTT